GCATTGCACGAGGTGCTATCATTGACCATGACGCGCCTTCTTCGGGTGCTCCAATCCTATCGATTACAGATAGAGTTGTGGAGAGTCAGCTAATAGCCCTTTATAACCTACTCTCTGTCAAGGAAAGCACTAGACTGGATGGAGATAAAGACTTTGGAGTATTCAATAGTTCTGAGAATGGTGTTACCTACAACGCTAAAGTTGTAGGAGATGCTTCTGGTCTTTTCAAAAATGGGTTAGGCACAGCCTTTTTAGAAGGTGTTAGTAGTAACTCTTATGTTAGGCTCCCCGAGATCAGGCAATTTCAAGATTTACTATACTGCTCTGAGGGAGCCACTTTTGAGACCTGGATTCAAGTCTCTGGCTTAAGGACAAATTCATCTTACGACCAGCTTGGGTCTAGTGGGTTGTATAGAGTGCTTCTTGCGAATGAAAACACTGGTAGAGCGGCTGATGCTTCTTCACAACCTGATATCAATGTTATGTCCTTAGATGAGGGTAATAATTTCGTTAGAGGCATGGTGATGGGCTTTACTAGGGACAGAAGATTTACATCCGATGTGGAGTCTAGCAATGTGGATTCCGACAACCCGGCAACTGAGTCTGTATTTCTAATTGCTCCTACCCAGTCATATGATGAAAATCAGGTAGGCTTTATTAATCAAGAACCGTGTAATGATGATAATACTAAGTGGCACGGACTTAAGATCCCAGTTTCATCGGTCACTGAAGGTGTAGCTTTCTCCGATTGTGGGTCTACGTTCTCTCATTTAGCAGTAACCTTTAATCCTTCACGAGATAGTATTAGTGTTTACCTTGATTCTAAATTATTAGCAACCTCCAGTTATTACGATACCTTTGGGAGTAAAGCTTACTACACCCCCAAGATTCCTTCTTTAAAGCTTACGAACTCTTTCGCAAGTGGGTTGGCTCTGGATAAGTTCTTCACCCCTTGGATTCTCGGTAGCGGCTTTACCGATGAATTGCCAAACGGATTTATGGGTACAGTTGACGGAGGTCAGACAAGTGCCCTGCAAGGCAAGCTGGGAGGTATAAAGTTCTACTCTCGTCCACTATTAGCATCAGAGGTTTTGCAGAATTACAATGCTAATAAAAACTTCTTTAAATTTGTTAAACTATTATGACAACCTCCGATGATGTAAAGATTTTTGGAAAAGCTCCACCTAGGTCAATAAGTAGGTCTATCGATCTTAAGGATCCTGAGTTGACGGGCATGAGGTATCCCATTCCTAAGAACCCTGAGAGAGGTTACTTCTCTAAAGCTATTAACTCTAGGCTGGTTAATTCTGGGTTGAGAGACCTTATTAGGACTGAGAGAGGAGAAAGATTCATGCTTCCAGATTATGGATGTAATGTAAGAAATTTCTTATTTGAACCATTAGACGAAGGAACTTTTCTCGCAATAAGAGACGATATAACTACTAGCATCCGTAAATACCTAAAGAAAGTTTCCATTGGGAAGTTACAAATAACCAGAGAAGGTGAAACAGGTTTAAAGGTGTTCCTATATTGTGCTTATGATAATGCACAAATACCTTACTTTAGAGTTGGAGTTAGAGTTTAATGGTCGCATTTTCAGGTACAGTTCAGTCGGACTACTTAAAGTTTTTACCTACAGAGCTAGACAATAAGGTTAAACTTATTGACTTTGCTGCTGCTGATTTCTCGTCATATCGAGAGGCATTAATTAATTATGTAAAAGCCACTTTCCCGCTAGACTACAACAACTTTGAGTCCTCAGACTTTGGCACTCTTCTTATAGAACTCATGGCGGCAGTTGGACATATTCAATCTAACAAGGTTGATTACTTAGCAAATGAAAACTTTTTAGCTACAGCAAGAAGCAAGGACAGCGTTAAACGTCTTTTAGAGTTGGTAGGTGTTCGGATGAAAGGCCCAATATCTGCTGCTGCCAACGCTCAGATTCAGGTGGACACAGAATTATCAGCCTCGTCGATGAAGATTGAGGAGAAAGATAGAACCATCCTGATTAACTCTCCTGAAGATGGCGGATCCTTAAGCTATACTATTTATAAATTAAATAACGACGGAACTATTGATGGTCTAGGAACCTCCGTTGGGGATATTGTAATCGATGTAACAGGTACGGGAACGGTTATTGGATCTAGCCTTGTTCTTCAAGAGGGTGCTCTAGTAGTTGAGACGGGTATTTTTAGAACCGCCGACAGTATTAAATCCGTTGAATTGCAAGAAGGCCCTTATGTTGAAAAGAGTGCTCAGGTGTTTATAACAGGTTCTCAGGCAACCCAAGGGGCTTATACAGAAGAAGATAATATTTACTTCGCTTCAGGTGGTAGTGATAAGATATTCCAGATTACGACTGACGAGAACTTTAGGGCTTCACTACTGTTTGGTGATAATAGTATAGGACAAGCACCCGCAGTTGGAGATAGGTATACCATTGCTTATAGGGTTGGAGGAGGTTCTAGGGGCAATGTTGCGGAGAGCTTCATAAATATCCCAGTTGACGTAACCATCACGGCCATAGGCGGAGCTACCAGCGTACTTCCGGGCACCTTAGAAAATACTAGTATTGCTACAGGAGGCAGAAATGCCGAGACAATCGAAAGTGCGAAGAGGTATGGTCCCTTATACTTCCGAAGCCAAGATAGGTTAGTTACTCTCGAAGACTATAAGGGACATGCTAATAACTTTGCTTCCAATTATGGATCCACGGGTAAGGCTTCCGCAATGGTTAGGAGGGCATACTCATCGGCTAATATAATCGATCTCTTTGTACTAGAGAAAGCTTCAGATACTCAGCTTAGAAGGGCTACACAGGAATACAAAAAACAACTCTTAGAGTCTATTGAAGGCAAAAAAATGCTGACCGATGAAGTAGTTGTTGTTGATGGTTTGATTCGTACAATGGACTTGTTCCTAGTTTTATCCTTAGACTCTAATTTTAAAATGGGGCAAAATCAAATTGTACAATCTGCTAGAGACTTAACTCAGAGATACTTTAGTGTAGACAATACAGACTTTGGAGAGCCTTTTGTACCCGAAGATCTAGTTAGATACATTCTCGATAATGAACCTAACATTAGATATGCTCGTGTAGATAACATTGACTCCTCAATCTCAGTTAGTTTTAATGAAATTATTCAACTGAATAACTTAAATATAGAAACATCCTTTGTGTAATGTCTGGAAAGAAATACCTAATTAACAAGAACTACCACAAGCATAATTACTTTGATGCCTTCAAGTATTTTGTGCCTTCGTATGTCTACCAGGATGATAGAGATCATACACCCAAAGCGGATGATTTAGCGGATGTTATTGTCAATTCAAATATTGTATTGGCTAACGGTATTTCAAATGTTATTGATGTTAGTTCAATTAACGATACCGTTTCTGAAAATCTAGACAACATTTCAGGTATTGGTCCTTACTTTGTTAAACAGAATAAACTTACAGATATTACAACAAAAGACTTTGAAGTTAAAGTTCTTAATGTTTTAGGTAAAAGTTTCTCAGACTATGAAACCTTTGAAAGTTTTAGTAGCTATGTTACAGACTCTTTATTACCTACCATAAACTTAAACAATCCGGCTAGCTTTAGTTCTACGGACACTTCAAATAGTCACAACTATCTCATTAGTAATATTTCCTGGTTATACTTTCTTAACACCACTGGAACACATTACGACTCTTCTAGCTATGTTGCTGATCTTATAGTTAATAAACTATTTAAGGGAAAGAAGGTTACCACAGCGGATGGTATTAAGGGGTTGATGGAATATGTGTGGAAGAACGAACTTACTAGTTACTACCCTTCCACATACTTTGCAAGTGGCGTACGGGCGGACCTGAGTGGTACTCAACAATTAGATAAGTTAAAAACTTGGATTGATGTTTTATACTCTCCTTTGTTCGCGGACGAATCAGACTTTAGAGTTAGGGATAAACTTGAAATATTTGTAGATAACGGAATTACCTCTACTCGAAAGGTTGAGGATGGTCCTTTTGCTAGGTTTATGAGGGCACTGTCCTTCTTAGCATATGACATTGATAATCTCTCGGAAAGGATAACAACTAACTATGATTTGGAAGATTGTCCCGATGACTACCTTCCGTTACTTGCTAAGTTAATTGGATGGGATCTTTTTGGGGTTGACCCCGACAAGTGGAGACTACAGCTTAGAAATGCTACTCAAATCTATAAGTCTGTAGGGACTAAGAAGTCTATTCAATTTGCTCTTAACACCATTTTCCCTAAGGATCAGTTTCCAATTCAAAACAGCTTGGTCGAACTTTGGGAGTCCTACGTTCCTTACCTAATCTACTATGCTCTCGCTACTGAGTCCAGTTACTTCAAGGACTTCACGACATGGACCCCCCAGCTAGCTTTCGACATGAGCGTTTCTGGATATTCAATCTCCAGTATGGATGATAATCTCCAAAGAGCAACCGACAGAATAATTGAAGAAACCTACATTAAATTTCCTGAAAGATTTAACATTCCAAACTTAGAAAATGGATTTTACTACCGTGGGAATACTCACAGTATACCACCTTATGAGGAGTATCCATATTATGTTAATGTAGAGCTTACAAAAGAGATGATTGACTTCATATCAGACAGGCTAGCTTGTTTTGGGGTCAGGAATCAGTTTGCTATAGATGTCAGTGGTTATCTAACAGAGTATGGGTTAGATTCAAACGACGAGCCTCGTGATGGCTCCTGGCTTCTATTTACTTCAGGGTATAATGATCCTCCAAATTACTCTAGAATGATTCTGGAGTCCAACAGTAATCTCATAGATTACCTTTCTCTTTGGTCTGGTAAGTCTTCTCACTTTAAATTAGCTGTTGATGCCAGTGCGTATGACTTCACCAAGCGGGGATTAATTACCGTGGATACAGGAGACGCTGTCTCGGTGGCATCTGAGATGATTAGGAAGTTTGCTCCTGCCCACTCGATACCTTTGGTCTCCCTACAGGTTTCTGGAGATTATGATACAGCGTTATTAGATGACCCCAATTTCCTACCTCTTGTTATGTTTAACCTGGAGGAGGCTGAGGTTGCAGCTAATGACAATTACTGGCTTTCGGGTTTGAGTGTGAACTCTTATATGAGGGATGTTCGAACGGACGGAACGCCTCTCTCAAGAGATGATTCAAAGTCTAGTGTTTCCAAGAGAATTTCAACGACAGCTATGAGGGCTGGAGGAACAGCAACCGTGGCTGGAACTATTGAAAGGCGTTCCTTACGCAGAAGGAACCTTCAAAACATCATGCCCTTCCATGGGTTCTACGATAGGACTGGGTTTAATATGCCCACAACTTTCGAGATGGACGCAACCTTAAGTGGACTTCCCTTAGGACTTGTGCCTTCCTCTACAACTTTTACTCCGGTTAGTAGCTACATTAATTTACCTCCTGTATGGAAGCAGTGTGAAACTCTTTCTTCAAAGAACACTTATAACGGCTACGATGTCAGCAATACCATGGCTGCGAGAGGCAGAGCATTTTACACATCTAGTGTTACAAATGATAGAGGTAAACTTTCGGACATATATGCGGCAATGCATAGAATTCAAGAAAGATCTAAAATAGATAAATATCAGGCTGAGAATGGTAAAGCTTTTGTAGAGAGGGAAGTAGCTAGACTTCGAGCACTCAACGTTTCCGAAGAAGAGTTGAAACAACTAGAGAGTTATATTGAGCAACTGGTTCTTTGCCCTGGGTGGCATTGGACTAATGGGGCTAACGAGAAGAGTAATAATGGAGTAGAAGGGTATAGCTTCCCATCAAATGTTAATGATTATTATAACTTTGAGTTTGGAAGAGACCTTCACAACCTATACAGAATTTATGTAGAGCAGTTTGATCAACATAGATTAACCCCAGCAGAACTTGAGTTTGATGGTCCTAATATATTCTCTCATACCTTCGGCCCTCTACTATTTAATCACGACTTTGATAATTTAGAAAGTAATGTTTTAGAGTCTCAAGCACCTGCTCCTGAAATCGCAAGTTTTACAAAATCTGTAGCTACTACCAGTAATAAGGATATGTCAATCTCCAAACCTGCGGGAGTCCAAGCAGGAGACCTTTTAATAGTATTAGCTGGTAGAAATAATTTAGGAGGCGTAACCCCTTCTCAGTATAATGCTGATCTCCCTGATGCTACCTGGAGTAGGCTTCTTGATTTAGGACAGAACACCCATGGTCTTAATAACGGTATGCACTTAGGGGCTTGGTATCGTGTTGCTGATGGTAGCGAACCCTCCACTCAAACAATTATAGGAAGACTGGATGGAGAGGTTCAATGGAGTTTATACTTAAGAGTTACAGGTGCGTCACAGACTGACCCTATCAATGCAATTGGAACTCCTGATTTTTCTGAAAATACGAAATTAAAAACGGCACAATCAGTTACTGCTACAAGAAAGAATTGCTTGGCTATCGCAGTTCATTCTCAGGAACGAGCCAGCAATAGGTCTGGTACCGCTGGTACAACCTTTAAGGGTGATGACACAAAAAGATTTCTTACGGATCCTGAATTTGAAGGTACCGATGTGATCGGCACTGGTGAGGTCCGATACCATACATCTCCCCCGAACTCTAACGGTACTTGGTCTCAATTTGATTTAGAAGGCTCTACCGGCAGCGTTGATGATAAGTTCCACTCTGCACCCGTAAACAGCAACCTGAATTCTAATACAACCATGGTCGCGGCTCTCTCTCAGAAGGCTATGACTGCTGCTGGCCCAACGGGAGCAAGACCTTATTTTGGTAGAGGATACGACTTCGCAGGATTTCAATTTGTTATTAACCCTGATTATAGTGTCGCCACATCCCCTACACCTGAGTTCCCACAACTAACCGCTTCAAGTATAACCAGGGTTAATAACAATACTGATATTGTTTTAAACAAACCTGCTGGCGTTGAAGTTGGGGACCTTCTTCTTATAACTGCTGCTGCTGGGCATGATAGTTTTACATCGGTAGGGGAACACTTCGCAACAACTCCTACAGGGTGGACTCGTGTTATAAACAATCAACCAGATACTGTTAACCCAATGGGCGGCATGAAATTTTGCACTTGGTTTAGAATAGCGGATGGGACCGAGTCTTCAACCGAAACCCTGGTAGCAGAGGCAGCTTCCCCTCACGCGGTTGGTGTTTACTACAGAATTACTGGAGCCTCTAAAGAAGATCCTATTGGGACTGTAGGGACTAATTATCAACAAATAAACCTAACTAGTAAGTCTAGGACCGTCCCTGGAATAACTACGACCAGTAATAATTCACTTGTGTTAGGCTTCGGAATCAGTCAAGCTGAGGATGGTAGACCTGACGATAATGTCTATAAGACACTCGGGACTCCCCGAGCAGGGCCTATCAATGGGCAAGGGTGGCAACCCGTTTCATCCTACGCTGAGGATGAGGATGAAACCACCGACAATAACGGTGTTTCTATACTTAATGCCAAGCAGGAGCTACTATCCCCTGCTAACACTGGAGATCTAGGTTGGTATCAGACTGGTGATGAAAATCCGTTTGTTGGGAATTGTATTGAAATCAAATCCGCTAATACGGTTGGACCTATTTCACTAGGACCTTTTATTACTAGTTCAATTGGGGATGTTGACGAGTTAGTTTATGGGATAGCTCCATTCACTAGTTCCATTGCTTACAATGCGACTGGTCCTAATGATATGTATGTCGATAACCCTGAACTAGTTGTATCGTCAATTGTTAGCGGGGTAGAATTTATTCACACTAGCGCAGTCGATGATAATAGCGTCTTCTCAGTTTTCCGAGTGGATAGCTCTGCCAGAAAAGAGGGGGATGATCCTTACATGTTCGACAGGACATTTATACTTACAAAGGCCGGGTTAGATTCAACGCCAAGGGTAAGGATGGATATCTCCAAATGGGATACATCAGTTAATAAATCTTTAGATAGAAACTTCCTTTTGCCTGAGCATGATTACCAGTTGGATCTCAAGGCTTTAGTTGCGGATGATACTGGTAGAAATTTGG